AGATGTAATTGAAATTAGTACCTCCAAAGTATCTCTGGTGCTTCTGCCACAGGTCCCAGAAGAGAGAGCCTAGAGCAACATTCGCAATGCTACTTGGAGCTAACGAAGGAACCATATCTATAGACGTCTGATTTCTTAAGACAGTTCCATAAATGGCGCATGTAGAGTAATCCATAGCTGTTCTATCCATGGGGCCCCTCAGTGAAATCCCACTTACATATCCAAGAGCACGACAAGGGTAAGTGCTGGACACGTCGATACCATAGTAGCTTGCACTGGTGTCCGCAAGGTTATGTCTGGTCGCGACACCTTGCTCCTGCATATTCAAACCACAAACAGCTAAGAAGTTAGAAGTATCATATATCCAAGCGTCAGGTCCTTTCGTAGAGAAGTAACTACCCGTCGAAAAATTATACCCCAAAGGAATGAAGGAACTAACATTCATGTAGTTGTCTACAGAACTGAATATTACCTCTGGTTGACCTCGTCCACCTTCACCGTAATCTATGACCGAAGATGCATACCCTGGATTTTCTGTGCTGGAACCGACAAACGCCCTTGCTATAGGCATAGATTTTCCGTCTCTATAGTACGCTGCCCCAGGGATAATGTATTCCAAATTCCTTCTTCTTCTAGATGTTCTTGGAACCCCCGTGAATACTCTCCTATTAGAACTAGGTGCGTCCAACCCAGTGACAGAAGATGCAACATACCCACTCAATACGAAATTTCTCAGAATTTGATCATCGTGGTCAACAAGATTATCTTTGACAGCTGCGTATATAAATCCTTCTCTGCTACCGCTCCCTGTCACATCTACCCAATCTTGAAAGTCATCAACAGCATAAAATTTAACAAGTGCGTGAAAGGGGATAAACTGTCTAAATATCTGACCTACAACATATACAATCTCATCTGTGTCGGCTTTGTAGGAAAAATCTCCTGACGCAGCTTCTTGATAATCTATGGTTCCAGACACTCCCGGAGAAAGGGATTGGGTTAGAGCACTTGTTTCTATGATGGTTAACAGCGTAGACCCTTTAGAGTTCCAGTAGTCTTTTAGACTGATGTCCTTCGCTCGTCCTCCACTGACTACAGTATCGAAATTAGGAGGTTGTATTGAACTAGTTGTGTAGAACTTCCATTTTAGGTTAAGACCTGCCATCATGGAAGAGTTTAAGTTGTTGTCTAGAACATGTTGTGTAAACCCTTTTACATATTCCAAAGGAACTTCAAGACCTCCGTTGCTTCGGTTCTTTGACAACAAACTTGACACATACGATAACTGTGTCATCGTAGTGTAAGTCGTATCGTAAAATCTATCATTTTCCCAGGGGGGGACTGGGACAAGAGCTCCTCTATGTTCAAACCCAGCAAACTCGTCTCCATTTCCATCTGGGTCCCAAGAACTGGCTGCATATGGAACACCGTTTATCGTTATAGCGTTGGTTGCGTGTTGTAAGGAATCCAAAACGTAATCCGTAGCGAACCTATAGTTGTTGTCGTGGTCATCACTATCGAATAGTGGATCACCTCCAATGGAGCTTACAGCGTTAACGCCATCAATAGAAACCGTAGTTGCCGTAGGATCACCGGACTTGTATGCGAGGGGGTTATAGTTTGGATCATTTAGTATTTTAGACTCAGTGGCAATAAGATAATAAATTAATCTGGGAATGTAAGATTCCCACGTTTCTTCGGTTGCATCAGCAGCATTGAAACCTGCTTCTGGAAACATTAAAGATACAGCAGTCTCTAAGGCTTTACGAGTTCCTTTTGCCTTATAAAGATAGACCGCCTGCCTGAGTTGACCTCTCCATCTATCGATGTCCCCGGTAAGCACTTTCCATCCTATAAGAGATCCCAAGTAATTGAGAAATCTCTTATCACACCTATCCACATCTAACAATGTACCTATATCATCTACAAGGGAATTAACATCATAAACTGCAAAACTAAGAGCCTTTAAAAATCGTTGAAAAGGTCCCGCAGTTATTTTTTTAGAGTCGTAAGTCCCCAAGGATGTCAACAATTCTAATTGTGTTTGTAGCTCCGTGGAGGCATCATCGTTTGGATTATACCATACTCCTATAAGGGTTTTCAACCCATCTAAAAGTTGTGTGCCTGACGCGTAGATATTTGCTGACACAGTAGAACTCGTTTGATTAAAAACGGGAGGAATGTACCTCATCCCAGATGCAGTTTGTACCTCTTTATTTCTCCAGATATACTCGAATAACCCTTTGACACCATCAACCTCTTGAATACTTTTACCTAAGAACGTAGAACTAACTAAAAGATCTTTTGAAATAGTGGAAGGGTCAAAACCACTCAAAGTGGACTGATCCGGACCTTCAAAATTGAGGAGATACACCCAAGATAAGTTATCAATCAAATATTGATGAGCTGCACCTGCACTGCTAACCGCCGCATTAATGTTAGCCTTAACTCCAGACACAAAGGACGCAGACGGATAATTAAGTTTAATACTTGGAAGTAGTGTCCCAGAAACATAATTCGACCAATCAGTTATACTTTTAAAATCAGATAATCTCTTTCCAAAAGCCTTAAGAATTTTATTCTCAAATAAATAAGGCTCAATATCGGTCATATTGTTTCTAGGGATAAACTGCTGTTGAATACCACTCAGAGTATAAGCTGGAGCAGTGGCGCTAAGAGGGATAAGAGTTAAAGCATCCTTCGCAGCAAGTATTACTTTCCCCAAAACAGAATATAGGATATCCTCTTCCTGTCCGAAAATGGATGCGTCGGTGTCCTGGTATACTGAAGGTACGAGCTTCTGCACTACATCAATATAATTATACTGATAGTAATTTTTGCTCTTCCCGAGTGATCCTAAGCCTGCCCTTCGAACCATGTTACACGTACTCGATGTTTATCTCGACATTGTTTAATTGCACTATTTCATTAAAGTCCAATTTAATATCTTCTGTAAAATTATCTATGTTAGAAAATCTAATCTCTTGAACCGAGAAAATCTCTCTCTGCAAATCAGACAATTTTACTCTTTCTCCGAAAGATCTGTTATCTACACTGAAGAAATTTATAACTTTATCTGCCGCAGATCTTTTAATACTTTCTTCAAAGTTTTGAAACTCTTTATCAGCAAAAATAGTTAGGACCAGGTCCACAGTTCTAACAAGCCCATCCACAATGGTCACTTCGTCTGTAATCATCTTATACTTGTTAAGGTAGGCTAATAACTCCCTTTTAAAGGGGAGAGTCGCTCTTTGAACCTGCAAGTCAGTCGCTTTCGAAATAACATAAATGTCAATCATGTTAGCGCCAGCGCCAGATCTCCTCAAAACAGCTTGAGCTTTTGCCGTTTGTCCTACAGTACTTACGAACTGATTAGCATATGCTGTGTAATCTTCTCCAGTGACAGCTCTATATTGAGTCTTGAAAAAGTAAGGAGCCCATCTCTTGGCATGTTCAACGGTTTCGGCATTTGCTCCTCCAGCAGCGAAAGTAGAATTTTGAATGTTAATAGTTACAGAGCCTTTAGTAGAATGAGTAGCTGCCACATTCAAATTTATAGTACCTGCTGGGACATTACCTCTAGAACCCCCTCCAATCCTGTAGAAAGCTCTATAGTTCACCCCACCTGCTGGAGACTTGCCTCGCGTGTTGTCACCAAAAATAACCGTGCACGAATAGTCATCATTGTAGATTTTCTGAAATACTTTATCCTCTCCATCCTCTGCTAGAAATAAGTTGTCAACTTCCTTGTAAGTATTGCCAGTGTTAGCAGAAACTGTAATACTCTTCTCTACTATGGAGGGGTTTGTAATAGAGAAAGATTTAATAGTGTTCAAATCGGAAAACGTTCCGGTGTCAGTGCGAAGCTCTCCCTCCAACAAAACAAGATTAGCAAACTCAGTCCCTCCTACCGCAGAATCAGCAAATTCCAAAACAATATCTGGATTATCTAAGTCAATTTCCCCAGTGGAGGTATTAACCTCATAGAGAGTAAAAAACAGAGCACCTCCATCTTTACTATTAGGAACAGAAAACGACCTACTAGCGAGGGGGATTGTTATGGTTTGTCCGGTCGCCACACTATCAGGAGGGCTTAGAGTTGCTTTGACAGTAGCTTTACTCGCAATAGGCCCTTTCATAGAAATGCCAATCAAGTTTAATAGCTTGGACAAATTGCCAACAGTCTGTACAGTCGGTAAGTAGAGCTCATTTGCGAGCAGATCAGACTTAAGAGATATAACACTAGCCAGATAAGAGAACAACTCTACTAGCATAATTCCAAGGTCTGATTCTACAAAATTAGTATAATCAAGAGGGTAGACCGCTTTTAAATAATTTAAAAGTGACGTCTTAAACTCCGAAAAATCAGCAGTTGAGTAATCAATAAACTCTGAGCGTAAGTTCTCAGGTACTATCCCCAAGGCAAGGAAATCAGATTTAACGGTTCCGTCAAATGCACTAGTTCCATAAATACTGTCGTTTTGTGCCATTATAATTTAATCTCCACTATTTGTGTCGTTGACATGTCCTCTGCCGTGGAGAAAGAAATAGATACTGTCAATTGGTGTTGTGTGTCTCCAAAAGAGACATCCAAATTTCTCAGTATTGCTCGAGGTTCATAAGTAGCAACGGCAGATTGGATTTCTTCTTTTAGCTCTCTTCTCCTAGTTTCATCCATCTGAGAAAAAACGGACGAACGAATACTAGTCCCAAAATTTGGCATCATAACCCTTTCCCCCTTGTTGGTGAGAATAAGTTGTTTGAGGCTGGCGGAAATAGAAGTCATTCCCTGTGTAGCAGTAAAATAACCTCCGGTCCCGGACACTACAGGAAATCCTACTCCAAGAATAGGTGTAAACTTAGAAGTCGTTAAAAAATCAATTCTCTGTGGTGTTGATATCATGTTACAATATTTTTGAAGAATCCTTTTTGAGCGTCAAAATTTTGCTTGGCCTCAGTACTAGTTAGGGCTTTTCCGTACACCTTGAAACTTCCCATATATCCATTAAGCCCACTTTGCCACCTAGTACTAGTAACAGGATTCAAAGTCCTACCATGTTGTGATTTTTCCCAGGAGCCTGTGTCACCCCATTGGGAGTCGCCGTAATAAATATCGTTTGTATTATATCCTAAAAATCCGATATAGTCTGGTTCATTAGCTATACCCCTGGAAGGTATCCCGTCCGTAAAACCCCCTCCGATGATCCAAGGAGTAAAAGTCGTACCTTCTAAATTTACAGATGGGCCGTTATAAGGAAATCCATTAAGCAAAGGTGTTGTCCAACTTTCCTCGAAAGTAGCCGGATTTGTGCCTTCAGCGTTGGCGAAAGAGGGAACGAGTAAAGATTCAGCATACCCTATCATAAGGGAACTAGCCATGTTAACTTCATTCCACACCTCGCCATCAACCATAGTTCTTAATTTACTAGCCTGGTAATCAAAGCTAACGCACATGTGCATGAAAGTAGAACTAACATCACTTAATGTCACCCCATTTACAGTACTGGAAACTTGTGCCGCTACCCCTAACTCTGTTAGTGAATCAGCCGTTTGAACGACATTAGTCCCTGCTTCGGGGCCTGTCTCCCCAAAATCCTCCACAAGACAAACGCTATGACCCCATGCCTTCGCTGCGTTGCCCTCCTTCTGGTTCTGAGATACAGTTGGTTGAATAATAAATTCAATTCCACTAGCAGTCAGATCCGTATCCTCTCTAAAATCTCTGGCTTCTCTAAACCCCATTATCAGCCCATGAACCCTGTCTGTGCGGTTCTTTTTAACAGTCTGACCGAGGGGGTCTATATACCACGCAATTTTATCTGGAAGTATAAAATATGTTCGTAACTTACCACCACTGTTTTCATTTGCCACAAGAAGACGATACCTGTGATAGTCCTTCATAGATGGTTGATTCAGAGTTGGTACATGAACCCAGAAATCAAAAGAAAAGCCACCTCCCTTAGGGACATCATTTGCGTCATAAATTGTGTCATATCCAACATCATTTAATGATGACAAAGCAAAGATGTTTTCCGTGCCAGCCCAATCTTTATTTGTTGGGAGTACTGCATAAGAACCACCCTGGGCTGATTCGTCTTCTTGAGCGCCATTTTGATCAGAGTTATAGAATGTACCTCTAAAATATGGAATCCCTAGTCCTGACGGGAAAACCCAATCTACGCCGGAACCTACTAATTGAGCATCCAAAAGCCCACTAGAATCTGGAACCTTATTATCAAGATTAAATTCTAACGAGGAGGGCGTCACAACATCAGGCTTGAGGAAATTATACGCACAAACCAAGCTATCAGTTACAATCCGGTCCTCAAGAGATAGCACAAAAGGCCCTGACCCACTGACATAAGAAGAACCGTCTACGATAGGAAATTCTCCTATAGGTGTCGGAGATATAGAAAATTTGTCTAAAACAGAAAAAGGTTGAGGTTCTGAGACTAGAAATTTAGGAACTATCGGCAAAATAGAATCGTCCAAATCCTCAGAAAATAGTGTTATATCCCTCTGATCTTCTAGGGTGAGACGGACTGGCTTTCCTTTTAAGAAAGTAAAATCATTAACAGGAACCCTTTCTATTGGGGTCCAAAAACCTTCGGATTCCATAGAGGTAGTCTTGTACTCAATAAGAATTCCATCTCCTATACCGAGATTCTTTGGACTGCCAATCTCGGCCTCGGTAAAACTATAGATGTCTGAAGCAAAAAGAGCAATCAGCTGAACTTGCTTTCTTCTTTTTCTAATTTTAGAATCGTAAGCGGCTGCAACAGCACCAATATTACTATAGTAATTCGTAACCATAGCCGAATGAGTAGCCAATCCTGAAGCCAATAAATCACTTATCTGACCTGATACTATAGAAATCTGCCTAGCCTTGTTTCTCTCGAGGTTTTCTAGGATGTCGTCGGAATCGTAATACTTAGCCACTTCCTCAGAATTAGAAATATAATCTTGACTGAAAACAGTATTCTTGAGATCCCCCAACCTTTCATCTCCATAGAATACACCCTTACCTCCTAGATTAGGAGCGTACTCCAACTCCCAAGCTTCCGCATCCAACGTGGTACCCTCTACGACAGGAAGACCTCCTCCTCTGGAATCGTAGTAAAGTCCATCTTGAGACAGCACAAATTGCCCTTTGACAGAAACTGGAGGACCATATGTTAGATCAAATATCGGAGGGGGAGCCGAAGTGTCCATCCCTTGCAAACTCAAGGAAAAAGAGTTGAAAGTTTCAAAGTTTGCTTTCATAGGAAGAACAATGTTCTCAGAAACATATGTCTTAAATGAATCGGCAACATTTTTATAGGTATTTGAGAGCTCCCCCACATTCACTAGGGGCTCTTCCTCTTCTCCCTTAGCTCTCCTCGTTATAACATCATTACATCGTGTCATAAGAGCGTTCACTTCTGCTAGTTCAGATCTGAGACCTCCTATCTCAGCATCAAGAAGAATGACCTTGTCGGAATTCTTTGCGGTCGCATTACCATCAAGATCTCCAATTTCCTTATTGAACGCGGATAAGTTGTCTCGTAGAACTTTCGCATTAGCATTATTTACCGGAGCCCCTAGACCGAGAGGGTCATTCGTTAAAACATCTTTAGTATCATCAGCCAATGCCCCTAATGTCTGGGAAAGTGACGCTACCGGGAGAGCGAGCTTAGAAGCAGCCATTATTTCATCCCCAACGGAATTGAAACTCTTTACAGAAGTTCTCCCTTGATCTGGAGAATACACAGATACTATACCGGCTAAGCGATCTTTGCGTCTAGTTTTATACGCTATTTTAGTATTGAGGGAAGCTTTCTGTTGCCCTGCAGAATTAATCAGAGACTGCAACGAAACAGTAGGAATCAGGGAAAGCTGTGCAGCATCTATGTTGGTTAGTTTTGGTACCATCTAAATTATCTCCATATAGGCGCGTAGTCTGCGCCGTCTGCTTTTCCGGTACCTATGATCCCCTGCACTCGTTGCCTGCTTGAAAACTGCAGAGAATTTGGTTGGGGTGTAGAGCCTTCAGGGTAATACTCTACAACATTCACATTAATGACCCCTGCAGCTCCTGGATCTGACTTAAATTGAACCAAGTCGTTCGGGCCTAAATTAAATTTATTGTCCAGAACAGATAACCCAGCACCTGCCGGAATTAACGTCTGACTTATAAATGGGTG